GTCCGCACTGCGACGAGTTCCAGGTGCTGGAATGGGACAACCTGAAGGCCAACATCGACAAGGGCCATGTCGAGGATGCGCACTTCACCTGCGTGCATTGCGGCTGCGAGATCCACGACCATCACATGATGGCGATCCGCCGTCGCGGTCGCTGGGTGGCGCGATTTCCTGAGAGGAAGAAGTATCACCGGTCGTTCCACCGCTGGGCGGCCTATTCGAGCCTGACCAACCTGACGCGTATCGCGCAGGAATACCTTGCCAAGAAAGGCGAACAAGGAAGCCTGCAGTCGTTCCTCAACGACATAGCCGGCGAGGCCTACGAAACATCGGGCGATGCGCCGCCTTGGGAAACGCTGAAACGCCGCGCCGAGGCGAGTGGCCATCGGCTGGGCGTGATCCCGGCCGGTTATCCGGTGCTGACGTTTGGCGCTGACGTGCAGGGCGACCGCATCGAAATCATGGTGGTGGCCTGGGGTCGCAACGCCCGCTGCGCCATCGTCGACTATGTCGTCATCGTCGGCGACATTCAGGACGCGGAGACCAAGGCCGAACTCGACAAGTTCATGGCGCGCAAGTGGCGCAACGTCCACGGCCACGACATCGAGCCGGATCGCGGCGCCATCGACGCCAACTACAAGACCGACGAGGTGCTGGCCTGGATCAAGGGATGGCCGGCGCACCGGGTGATCGCCGTGCGCGGCATCGGCCGGGACGGCACGCCGAAGCTGGCGCTGATCAAGCAGGAGCGGCGCCGCGACGGAAAGGTGCGCAAGGGTGGGCACCGATTTTACAACGTCGGCACGTCGAGCTTCAAACTGAAGCTCTACCACAACGTGGTGAAGGACGATCCAGAGGGCGCCGGCTTCGTCGCTTTCCCGAGGGGGCTGCCGGACGCGTTTTACCAGGGGCTGACCGCCGAAAGCCGGACGCGCCACGTCAACAAGCGCACGGGCTTCGCCGAGTACCTTTGGGAGAAGGATTTCGAGCGAAACGAGCCGCTCGACACGTGGGTTTACGCCGCCGCGGCGCTGCACAGGCTGATGGGCGACCCGCCGCGCGATGCCGACTGGGACGCCTACGAGCTGGCGCGCGAGACGCCGGCCGCCAACGTGCAAGGCGATTTCGAGGATTTGCTGGGTTTGCCGCCCGCCGCTTCACCGGAAAAGCGGGCGCAGCCGACCGAGAGCGCGCCGATATCGACGCAAAACGACACGATTGCCGCCATGCAGGCGCGGCTCAACCGACGCAGGTAGCCCAATGGCCTTTACCAACGACGACCTCGACAGGCTTGAGGCGGCGATCTCCACCGGCACCTTGCGCGTCCGCTATCGCGACGGTCGCGAGACGCAGTTCAGGAGCCTCCAGGAAATGCTGACCACGCGGACGCTGATGCAGGCCGAACTCGGCATTTCCAAAGTCCGGCGGCCAGTGATGTTGTCGGAGCGGCTGCGCTGATGCCGCTTCGCGCCAACCTCCTTGACCGCCTCGTCGGCTTCCTGGCGCCGGAGGCGGGTCGCCGCCGCGTGGTGGCGCGGGCACAGATGGACTTCATGATGAAGCGCGGCGGCTTCGACGGCGCGCGCATGGATCGCAAGGGCGCGCCGTGGAAGAATGGCCCGACCGGCCCCAATACCAGCCTTTATGGCGACCTGCCGACGCTGCGCCGCCGCGCCAACGATCTAGTCCGCAACGTGCCGATCTGCAAAAAGGGCACCGACGCGCTGGTTTCGCACACCGTCGGCACCGGCCTTCGCCCGACCTTCATGACCGACAGCGTCGCCCAGCGCCGCCGGCTGATGAAGGTGTGGGAAGCCTTCGTCGACAATTCCGACGCTCGACGGCAAACGGACTTTTACGGCCAACAGGAACAGGGCGTTCGCGCCATGTTCATCGACGGCGAGTTCCTGCCGATGCGCGAGGTGCGCCGGGAAAAGGGCCGCGCCGTCTATTCGCAGCTGTTGTTGCCCGCTGCCCACCTCGATCACAACCGCGAAGGCGTGTTTGAGGACCTGATAACCCGCCTGGGCGTGGCTATCGCCAAGGACGCCCACTATCCGGTGGGATACTGGCTGTTTCCGATGAACCCGGACGACGCCATTCTCTGGGGCGCGTTTCCCTATAGCCGGTTGGTGCCGGCCGACGGCGTGATGCACGTCTATCGCATCCGAGAATTGGGCGCGATGCGCGGCTATTCGGAGCTCGCCAGCGTGCTGCCGGTGGCGCGCGACATCACCGACTATTGGGCCTCGGCGCTCGAGAAAGCCAACATGGAGGCCGCCTTCGCGGCCTTCGTGACCTCGGAAGAAGACCGGAAACCGAACATCGGCACGCGAGAGGAAAACGGCGCCAACGGCGTGATCAACACCATCGCAGCCTACTCGTCCGGCATGATCATTCCGCTGCAGCCGGGCGAAAGCGTTCAGTTTCCGAACGCCAGCCAAAACAACAATTTCTCGCCGTTCATGCGCCAGGCACGGCAGGACGTCGCCGCGGGTCTCGGCGTCGCCACGCACATGGCGACGGGGGATCTCAGCGAGGCGAACTATTCGTCGCTCCGGACCGGAACCAGCGACACCCGCCGATTCATCGAGATGGTGCGCGAACACACCATCTGCCCGATGTGGCTGAACCCGACGATGCGGGAGGTGATCACCTTCGGGCGGCTCAACGGCGATCTCGCCGCCGTCGACGAGAACGTGCGCTGGAACTGGATCCCGCCGGCCAACGAGCCGATCGACCCGGTGAAGGACATGGCCGCCGACATCATGGCCGTGCGCAGTGGCCGGATGGCATGGACGCAGTTCGTGGCGAGCTGGGGCCGCGACCCCTACGAGCAGCTGGCCGAAATCAAGGCCACCATCGCCGCTTTCGACGAGGCCGGCGTGGTGCTGGACATCGATCCGCGCAAGGTTGACGGCAAGGGCGCGCTGCAGGGGCTGATGCAGGCGGCCGGGCAAACCGGCGACGACGAGAAACCCAAGAAGGATTAAGCCATGCCGAACGTAAACCCGGCAGCCGGCGGCTTCGAGCAGCTGCCGATGCAGACCCGCGCCTTGCCCATTTCCTCGGTCAACGCCGAGGCGCGCACCATCGACGTCGTGTTTTCGACCGGCGCGACGGTGCGCCGCGTGCGCTGGGAAGGCTGGGACACGCGCGTTCCCTACGACGAGACCTTGGTGGTATCGGCCGATGCCATCGACATGACGCGCCTCGAAGCCGGCGCACCGGTACTTGACAGTCATTCGCCCTGGTCGACCCGTTCTCAGCTCGCTGTGGTCGAGCGGGCGTGGATCGAAGGCGGCAAGGCCATGGCGCGCTTCCGCTTTCCGACCGCCGGCATTGATGAGAACTCCGACCGTGCTTTCGCGCTCGCCAAGGAAGGCATCCTTCGCAACGTGTCGGTCGGCTACTCGATCGACAAGGTTCGCGTCGTCGAGCCGGAGAAGCGCGGCGAGGTCGAACAGTGGGTCATCGAACGCTGGACGCCGTTCGAAATCTCTTTCGTCACCATCCCGGCCGACGCCGGGGCGCAGACCAGACAGCATGATCAAAGCGGTGAGCCGCCGCGCCCCGCCGATCAGCGTCTGTTTCCGGCGACGGTCACCCGTACCGCAGGAGCCGCGTCGCACAATCGCGAACAGGAGAATCGCATGGACAAGACCGAAGACGCGGCTGTGCAGACGCAGCCCGAAACCAACCCGACGCTTGAAACCGCCGCTACTCGCAGCGCCGCAGCGCCGGATGCCAACGCCATCCTTGCGGCCGAGCGCAAGCGCACCAAGGAAATCCGTTCGATCTGCGCCAGCCTCGGTTTCCCCGAGGACAAGACCCAGCAGCTGATCGACGACGGCGTCAGCCTTGACGCCGCGCGCAGCGCCATCATCGACTGGCAGGTCGAGAATTCGGCGGCGCGCTCCATCGTCGGCGGCGGGGCGTCCGCCAGCGTCAAGGTGACCGACCCCGGCGTCGCCCCGGCCGAGCGCCGCGACGCCATGGCCGAAGCGCTGTACCGGTCGATGCCCGGCGCCAACCCCGAAGCCCTCTACGGCAAGCGGGCCGATGCCAAGCCGAGCGACCGCATCGCCAAGATGAGCGAGGAGTTTCGCGGCCTTTCCATCGTCAACCTGAGCCGCGAGTATTTCGGCATTAGCTACCGGATGAACCCGGCGCAGGTGTTTGACGAGGTACAGAAGCGCGCGGCGCTCGGCACGTCGGACTTCCCGTTGCTGCTGTCGGCCGCCGCCAACAAGTTCCTGCTGCAGCAGTACACCTACCAGGAGCCGAACTATCGGCGCATCGCTGCCAAGGCCAGCTTCAAGGACTTCAAGGAACACAAGTTCCTGCGCCTCGGCGACATGAGCCGCCTGGAAAAGCTGGCCGAAAATGGCGAGGTGCGCCAGGGCAAGGGGCCGAGCGAGCGCCAGAACACGATGAGCGCCGGAACCTATGGCGTCATCCACAAGTTCACGCGCCAAATGTACATCAACGACGATCTCAACGCCTTCGCCGACATGGCCTCGGCCGCCGGTCGTGGCGCGATCGAGGATGAAAACTATCTGGCGTGGCAGGTGATCCTCGCCAACTCCGGCGCCGGCCCGACGCTGACGTCCGACAACAAGGCCGTGTTCCATGCCGACCACAAGAACGTCGGCACGGCAGCCGACATCAACGTCAGCTCGCTCGGCGAGGCGCGGCAGAAGATGCGCGAGCAGAAGTCGCTGGACGGACGCCCGCTTTCCGGCAACGTGCCGACGATTATTCTGGCCGGCCCGGCCAAGGAAACGGCGCTCGACCAGATCCTTTCCACCAACATGCTGGCGACGCAGTTCTCCAACATCGTGCCGAACGGCATGCAGCGCCTGACGCCGGTGATCGACGCCTACATCACCGGCAACAGCTGGTACGTGTTCGCCGATCCGGCGTGGCGGCCGGTGTTCCGCTGGGGCTATGTGGACGGCTCCGAAGGCCCGCGCTTCACGCTCGACCAGCCGTTCAACTACGACGGCCTCGCCCTCAAGGTCATGCTCGACTTCGGTTTCGGCGCCGTCGACTACGTCGGCGCCGTGCGCAACGCCGGCAACTGATTGCCCGCGCCCATCCGGCGCGGACCCTGAGCCCGCGCCTTCCTCACACAGAATCCGAACCATCAGGAGCACACCATGGCTCGCAGCATTCGTTCGTCCGGGCACAGCGTCCGGGCCGTCGCCCCGTCGGGCGGCGTTACCGTCGATGTCCCCGTTCTGATCGGCGCCGCCCTGTTCGGCGTCCCGCTCGAAACGGCCGCCGAGGGGGCAACCTTCGAACTCCAGACCATGGCCGAGGCCGAACTGCCGAAGGACACCAGCACGTTCGCTGTCGGCGCGCTGGTCTACTGGGACAACACGGCCAAGGCACTGACCTCAACGGCCACCAGCAACCGCAAGGTGGGCGTCGCCACCCAGGCCGCCGCGACCGGCGACGCCAAGGTGTGGATCAACCTGCTGCCGCAGGTCGCCTGACGCATGAGCCTGTTCTCGGCCATCGACCGGGCGGCGCAGTTGCCCATGGACGCCGTCTATGGCGATCCGATCCGGCTGACGCCGCGCCGCCGAAAGCGCGACGTCAATGACGGATGGGAAGCCGACCCCGACCGGTCGGTGGCCGAGCTGACGGGCATCTACACCCACCTCGCCGCCGACAGCGACGTGCCCAACTCCAAGGACCGCTACGCCGACCACATGCCCGGCACCAACCAGGCCCGCCACGCCATCGATGTGAGCGACCCGAAGGGCGCCGCAATCAAGACCGGCGATCTCGTCGAGGTGCTGGCCGGCGAGGGCGCGGGGACGTGGCAGGTCACCGCCTCGTCACCCAACGACGTCGGTGGCGTGATCGTCGCCATCAACAGGATCGCGTGATGCTGGTCGATACCGCCACACGGCTCGCCGTGGTCAACCTGATATGCCCGGCCAAACAGCTGGCCGCCGAAAGCCCGGTTTACCCAACCATGGCCGGGCCGAAGGTCTACGACAGCCGGCTCGACCCCGACGATGCCTTTTCGGGCGACGACACGGAAACCGGCCCGGTGATCGTGGTCTACACCGAGGAAACCAAGACGATCCAGCGCGACGGCGGCGAGGCGATTCCGCATCGCCATTTCGTCAAGGTGACGATCATGGCGAGCTTCTACGCCCGGTCCGAGGTGACGCTGTCCGGACCCGACGGCGACCAGGTGGCGTGGGTCGACGAGATTTCGGAGGTCGCCGACGCCTGGCAGGAGATGACGCTGGACACGCTGGCGGCGCAGATCCACCGACGCATGGCGCTGACGGACAGCGACGCGGAAACGGCGCTGTTTCAGTCGATCATCTACGGCATCGAGAAAATCGAGTCGACGCCGTTGCGCGACCCCAGCCGCAGCAGCCGCTATGCGACGCGGACGCTGGAATACTGGGTGGAGACCGACGTCGACATGTGGCCGGAGGACCCGGCCGCGACCGGGCTTGACGCCCTGCCGTTCCCTCTGTCCGCCGTGGCGGCCGGGCTGCCGGTCGGCAGCAAGGCGCGCGCCAACTGCGAGCGCGTCGCCGCGCAGATGCGGGCGGCGACCGTGCTGGGCGTGCCGCTCGCCGGGATATCCGTTCATTTCAACGCCGACGACACAGTGCCGGCGCGCGACCCCGACAGCGGCGAGATCTCGGCGCAGATGCGCGTCGACGCCACCACCTGAGGTGAGACCATGAACCTTCAGACCGTCAACCTGCGCGACCCCGGGCTGACCATCCCGTGCCCGACGCGCAAGCGCAACATCGTCGACGGCGACGTCGTCGATCTCGAGCTTCCCTACTGGGCAAGGATCTTCGCCGAGCGCGACATCGTCCTCGCCTCCGACACGCCGGCACCCGCCGCCAAGAAGGCCTCCAAGG